GGTGCAATCCTTCTTTTAAAGAGATACCACCACCGCCCGCATCGCAAATAATTGATTCAATATTAAAACGACGAATTAAAGAACGAATGTGTTTTATAACAAAGGTATTGTAATCTTTGATATTATCGTTGATAAGTTTGGTTTCTTTTAATTCGTTGAATTTCTTTCTATTTGTTGACCATGTATAAACTAGTACACGATAATTACCATGATCTTCAATAATAGAAATAGCAAAATTATCATCTTCAGAAGCCGGGTCAATACCCATTATATATTTTAATTCTTTGTCTCCATTTAATTTGGCAGAATGATTTATAGTATTACCTTGATTTTTTAAAGGACAGGTGCATTCAAACAACAATCTAGCGGGATAAAATCCGTCTGAATCTGATGGAAAAACGCATCCATATTCTTGTTGGAATATCTGCTTTACCATTGTAGCCTTACCTTGTTCCAAAATATCATGATCTAACATACCTTTTGGAGCAAGAGTATAAGGCAAACGCATAATAGCGTATTGAGATGTATCAAGTTTGCTAACGTCTAATTCTAAATCACTATAATTTTGATCAATATATTTTTGATCACCGCCCGATTCAATAATTGCTTTATATCTTCGGAAATATTTATAAAATGGTCCAAATTGAAAACTTGCGGTTCCTTGTATAATAATCTGGTTTCCTCCCAAACTTGTTTGGGTCGGTATTTTTGGATTCATTCCAGCACTATCTTCTTTTATTCCTAATTTCTTTAGCTCGTCTGATCTATAGGCATTTTTAATATTTTGAATAAAATTGGTAGTTTTAACAGCAGCAAAACCACGAATAACAGTTTCAAAGACTTCAGTAGGAATAGAATTAAATTCTTCGGCTAAAATAATTTCAGCACGTTCACCACGGATAGTTTCGCCGTCACCTAAAGGTAGAAATTTTATAACGCTATCGCCACAATTCCAATAGGCCATAGTAACGCCGCGTTTTGGTGCATTCTTTTTCCCAATGATATCTTGTAGAACTGGTGCATTATTCCAGATATTTGTAATATAATTGAATAAAATTAAGGCTTGACGAAAAGCGGCACCGACAACAGCTATTCTTATGCCGGGATTAAGTAAAGCTCGCAACATCAAATAATAAGCACTTGTAAAGCTTTTTGCATATCCACGAGATGCTATTAACATTGGAAACTGCTTTTTCCATAACATCTGCATAATAGCCATATGTTCGGGAGTTACATCTAAATTCAAAACTTCTTTACATAAAAAATGCAAATACTGAGGATTTCTCATGAATTGAACAAAAGAATCCATAAATTGATTCTTGTCGTAAAACTCCGGTTTATAAAACGGATTAAAAACCGATATTTTAGATATATCTCCTAACTGCAAATAAGACAAATCTAAATTTTCGTTAATTTGTCTTTCTTTATTTTCGCTTTGAAGATTTAGTATTCTATCCGTTACTTTACTCATCTGATTTTCTTTCTATTTCCTTAAACAGTCTATAAACGTAATTTTCCGCTTCTTCTTTGTTTGGAAAAAAGATAATATCAACATTATAATAAATTTGTAAATAAGCTAGTTGCTTATAAATGAAATTTAAATTTAGTCGTGTTAATCCTCTATCAACTAAATAAGAAAAATTATTTGGCCCACATACTACTATTTGTTTGTGTTGATATTTTGTCAATCCTTCCATTTCGTTACAGAATCTCTCAAAATTTGTTCCTAAATTGTTAATCAACTCCATACAATTTTTTTTACGTTCTATAATAATGGAGTCTCTAAAATCTGAATTATCGGCAATAGCTAATGTATAATCGCCATACTTTAAAGTATCTCGACTTATTTTGACATCGGAATAATCTTTAAAATCAAAACCGTCTTTTTCTTTGGTATCTTTAATTATCAACATTCTTTTTATTATCGTTGGCTATTACTTTTTTCAGAAATACAACCTCAAATCTTTTTTCTTTTCCATATGTCTTTTGGTGGCATTTTTTGCATAAAGTAATTCCATTAAAAACATTATATCTTAAATGCGGATCATCGGCCCACTTTTTAATATGATGAATTTGTAAGTCCTCTTTTGATTTGCACCCGTTAAAGCCTTGACAAGTATTTTCGTCTCTTTCTAAAACTTTTTGACGCCAATTTTTATATTTGGCCGAGCCTATATCTCTTTCTAATTGTTTTAAGCGTTTGCTGGATGTATATTTGATTTTAGGTATAAACATTTTTAACCCTGTTTTTCTCTTCTTTTACCATCCATCGAACAACTTCTTCAAAGCCCATTTTTGATTTCCATCCTAATACATTATACGCTTTTTCCGGATTTCCGACCAAATTTACCGGTTCAATTGGTCTATAAAAATCTTTGTCTACAAATATAATTTGTTGATTTTTATCAATATCTATACCTTTACAATCCATACCTTCCCCAACAAATTTTAGATTAATACCGGCCTCTTTAAATGCTAAGATACATAAATCCTTAATTGAATGCTGTTTACCGGTAGCTAAAATATAATCATTTGGTTTGTCTTGCTGTAAAGATAAATACATACCTTCTACATAAGATGGAACATCGCCCCAATCTCTTAAACTATCTAAATTACCTAAAGGAAGTTGGGTCTTGACTAAACCTAAAGAATATTTAACAGCATATTCAACTATTTTTTTTGTAACAAATCTATTTGATCGTCTAGGAGAATCATGTCCGTAGGCAATGATATTTGTACCATATATGTCGTATGCTTGTCTATAAATTTTTACCATATTATAAGCAAACAATTTTGAGGCACCATAAGGTGACACGGGAATCATATTGGTATTTTCGTTTTGCGGGCTTTCTAATGAACCGGCAAACATATCCGATGTTCCTATTTGGCATAATTTTGTTTTTGGAGATAGTTTCCTTATTAATTCAAGTATATTTAATACAGATTTACCATTTACTTCTAGTGTAGCGTCTGGTTGTGAAAAAGATGTACCCGGATGGCTAAAAGCGGCTAGGTTATAAAATTCGTCCGGTTTTAATTCTAGCAATTTAAATAAAGTAGATTCATCGGTAATATCGCCTTTTATAATAGATAGCGAAGAATTATCTAGAGAAAAATCATTGATAAAATTAGTAGAACCGTCGTTAGACGAATCTCTTACTAATCCATAAACATGATATCCTTTTTCAATTAATAAAGAAGCTAGATATGGTCCACTTTGACCATTTACTCCACTTATAACCGCTGTTTTACGGGGACTCATTCTTTTCTTCCTTTTCTTTTTCCTTTTGTTCTTTAAATACCGAGCCGTCTAAATATGGTAAATCTACAGTACCGTCTAAATATGTATGGGGTTGCTGCCATTCTTTCAACTTTTTAGATGTAGCCATATTCATTAATTCAGTAAATCGTCCTTCTTTTTCGCGGATTTCTTCTTGATTAAATTTTTTCACTAAGTCAATAAATGTAGCAGAACCAATTTTCTCTTTGGTTTCACGCTGCTTTCTAGTAGCATTTAAATTATCTTGAATAGCAGAATATTCTTTATTTAAGATAACAAATTCTTTATTTAGTTCTATTTCTTGTCCATTATAAGATTCTATCGTTTGTAGAATTTGTAAATCTTTATCATTTTCTGGATCAAGTTCGTCTTTTCCTGATAATTCTTTTCTTAATTGACCCTGTATTTGATGTACATCTCTTAAATTCTTTTGATTATCTAACATGCGAATATTGAGAATAATCATTTTTTCTAACATATCTTCTTCGGACGGCATCATATCTTCAAATTGAATATGATACTGAACCCATTGTTCTGAAAAGAATAAAAAATTCTCTTCCGATAATATCTTCTGTAGTTTTTTTCCTCTAGGAGTACCATCAAAAGCAAATTTGTGAACTTTTGATTGCTCTTGTTTTATTTTAATCTTTTTCTTTTCTTCTAAAAGCTTTACTTCCTGTGCGTTTTGTTCTTGTTCAATATTTTTATATCCAACAATTAAACCTTTGTTATCCTTACGAATACCAAATTTTTCTTTTCGATATTTCTTAATTGTTGGTAACGATCTGCCAAGTTTTTCCGCTATTTGTTTATCTGTCCAAGTTCCTTCATGTATTTTTTCCTTAATAAAATTTACTTCTTCTTCAGACAAAGCGGGTAAAAACTTTCTAGCTTTCGGGGTGGGGGTTTCAGGAACCGGATTTACATTATTATCATCTGACATTATTTAGCCTCGTTAAGTATTTTTTTTACTTCTTCGCATAATTTACTTTTATGGTAACTATTAATATTATCACCACTTAATACAGATTCTAATATTTCAATATTTTCTTCATCTAATCTTTTAAAGATAAATTCTAGTAAATCTAAACTTTCAAAATTTTCTTCAAAACTATGTTTTAAATTTCTATCATTAGTAACGTGAACATCTATAGGATTAAGTAAATTAATACGCTGTTGTTTATCAAAAGATGATTTATCTGATTTGTAGTCCTTATAATGAATACCTTCATTATCACGGAAAAAATTCTTTAATCTATTCGATACAACTTTATTTAAAAAGTTTTCTAAAGCCTGTTTTGGTTTTTTAGTATTTTGTTTATGGATAGAAAACTCTTGTATTTTAATTGTACAAATTAAACAAGCTTGCTGATAAATATCATCGGACGTAAAAGAGCCAAACGTTTTATGTTTATGATTTTCGGCCACTTTCTGTATTATTTCCGTAACTTCTTTAGGGGACAATATATCGGTAATTTTTGTATGCATATGATATTATAGTATATAATTCATATTATACTCAAATTTTGAGTACTTTGGTGTATATTTTATAGGAGATTATATGAGTTACAATAAAAAGAACCGATGGACGGAAGCACAATTAATGTTTTTACGGGACAATCACGAAAAGCTTAAAGACGAACAAATTGCCGAGATTTTAGGCCGAACCTTAAAAGCTGTTCGATTAAAACGTGCCAGACTATTACTTAAAAAGGCTAGCGGTCGATCTTTATGTGAATCTTTAGCAGCTTATAAAGCTAGAGTTGGGCAAAATAATCCAGAAACGGTTAGTCCTTCTGTATAATTTTATTGATTTAAAAATATAATAGTAAAATGAAAAGAAAAACAAAAGGTTATCAAACAAGATTAACTGATATTCAAAAACAAGAAATAATCCATGAATATCAAACCAGTAATTGTACTTGCAAATTTCTTGCAGACAAATACGATACTAATCCTAATATAATAACGCAAATTTTTAAAAAATACAACATAGTAACCGATTGGTCGCGTTCAGGAAAGCTAAACCGTAAATATTTTATTAATGAAGATTATTTTAAAACAATAAATACTGAAGATAAGGCTTATTTTCTTGGTTTGCTTTATAGTGATGGTTATAATATAGTCCATAATAATATCGTAGGAATACAATTACAAGAAAAAGACAAGTATATTTTAGAAGTATTTAGTAAATATATCGGGTCTAATAGACCTTTAAAATTTAGAAAATCACACGGTTATACTGATAATGGTCAAAATACTTATACTTTAACATTAAATAGTCATACATTATCACAGGATTTAATCAAATTAGGGTGTGTCGCTAAAAAAAGCTTAGTCTTAACTTTCCCTACACCGGAAATGGTTCCTGATATTTTTCTTAATCATTTTATTCGAGGAGTAATAGACGGCGACGGAAGTATTTATATACAAACAGTTAATAAGAAAAACGGACGTTTAAATGCGGTAGCGAGCATTGTTGGTACAGATATGTTTTGTAAAAAATTCGCAGAAAAAATTAATATCTTACTTGATATTAATTCTAATGTATACAACAAAAACGAAAAATCTTTAAAATCATGGGTTGTCACCGGCATTCATCAATCAAAAAAATTTTTAGATTGGGTATACAAAGACGCCACTATTTTTTTACATAGAAAAAAAGATAAATACGAACAAATATGTAATTATTTAAGGAGTAGGTAGTTTATGCCTCCGATTTCCGACACACCTAGTTTTTCAATTCACGGCAGCAAAAGCATTATTTCTAAATATATTACGTCTTTATTTCCTAATAATATAAATACATTTCATGATATTTTTGCCGGAAGATTAAATATAACTTTTAGATTAAAAACTACTAAAAATAAATTTGTAGAACAATATCGTGCAAATGATTTATACAATAGTCATTGGATGAAGTCTCTTAAGTCATATAACGGAAACTGGGATTTTTTAGAAAACGAAATCACTCCGTCGATATTTCAAAAATGGCGAGACTCACAACCTTCTATTGAAAGAGATTTAATGGAAGCGGTAGCTGTTTATCACGGAAATTATTGGGAACGTATGAATTCGGCTAACAATTATGCTTTAAACTCTAGATGGGGAAGCCTAAATTTTAAAAGCAACTGGACTAAAAAATATAAATTAGCTCATCGTTTGATTCAAGATGTAATTATTACAGGTTATGACTGGTACGAATATTTCCAACACACGGAAATAAAATCAAATGATGTAATTTACTGTGATCCTCCTTATCTTTCCGATTTTGATTGTAGTAGAACTTATCCTTCTATTTCTCATGAAAAATTTTTAGATTTTGTTCTTACTTTAAATTGTAAAGTTTTTATTTCCGGATATTGGTCAGAATTATATATGGATAAACTAAATAAATGGAAAGTTCATAAAAAAACTAGATACAGTACCGCCAAACAAAGACAGGGCACCGAAGGGAAAAATATACAAAAAGTTGAATATATTTGGGAAAATATCTTATAAATTCGGTTAAAATTTTGTTTTAAACGATATAATATATTATTAAAGGATAATACTTATGGAAAACCAACTAAAACGAATTAAACATAACAGGTGATGTGCCGGTTTTCCAAACCGGATTAAATGAGTTCGATTCTCATAATTCGCATTAACAGGGCGTGGGCTAATCCGGTCGGTCACTTGCTTTGGGAGCAAGTTTTATGCAGGTTCAAATCCTGTCGCCTTGATTTAACTAGTAGCTCAGTTGGCAGAGCAGAATACCCTCATGGTTAAGGACCAAATCGCCGGGAATATATTCATGCCGTTGGTTCGAGTCCAACCTAGTTAATTATGAATAATTATCTAATTAAATATTCGTATTATGATGATAGCGGCTATTGTCATTATAGCGAAACAAATATCCCCGCCTTTTCCGACTCTGATGCTAGAGTAAAATTTGAAGATTGGTGCGATATGGAATTAGAAGATGCTACCGAAGATGTAGATATATCTTCTATTAGAGATATTATCTCAGTAGATGAAATAAGTAATAAGCTACATTTATTGATAGAAAATTATGACGAATCAACTAATAGATTAGTTGAGTTAGCTAAGAATCGCGGATTTAATATTTGTTTGTGCAAACAAAATAAAGTATTACAATACACTACAGAGAACTACCGTCCCGAATTATCTAATTACAAAACTTATTTTTTTGGTACTTTATTTGGCTATAGAGAAATCTGTAAAAATTGCATATTAAACGACGTTGATTTTAGACGATACGATTGTTCATCATACTATAATCATTTTAACTGGCACCTATTAAATGAAAAATATGTCATGTTGCCACTGAATGATATCGTCAGACAATACGATGATTTACTGTCCTACTTTAGATGTAATCAACTTTTTATTCGTCCCGATTCTTCGCAAAAACCTTTTACCGGTTTTATAACAGACAAAAACTATAAAAACGAAATAAACTATCATCTAAAAAGACTCAATTCAAATCCAATGTGTCTTATAGCACCTAAGAAAGATATTTTAGAAGAATATCGTTTGGTAATAAATAAAAAATCCGTTGTAACCGGGTGCCAATACATAAAAAATGGCGAGATTGATATAAAATCCGGCGTACCGGACGATATAATAAAGCACGTTGAAGGCATCATTTTATCCCAAGTCTCTTGGTCGCCCGACGATATTTATGTACTAGATGTTTGCCGGGTAGAAACCGATGGTCCAGAAACGGACATAAAAGTAGTGGAAATAAACGCTCTATCTACTAGCGGGATGTATGAGTGTGATTTAAATAAAATTTTAGATATTATTGAGACAAAATATAATGACTACCAACCAAACAATTAAAACTTTAGGCGATCTTAAAAAACATTTAAATAGTTTTCCGGACGATTTAAATGATCTTCCTTTGTATGTATCTACAGAGTACGCTCTAATAAGTAGTGAATGGGCGTTAAATGGTTTTGGACCTTTTATGATTTTTGAAGAAGATATTGAAGATTTTCATTGTGTTGGCAGAAAGCCACAGTTAGGCGAAAAATACTTTTGTATTGAAATGAAACTTTAATTATG